AGGACACCAAAAAAATGGAACGACTGGAAGAACTGAAACGCCTTTGGATTCAGCACAAGCAGGCGGAACATGCCGCTAACGAGGCTCGCGTTGAGGTCGAGTTGGAGATTTTTCAGCTTGTGCGTGACCGTCTCCGCGAAACCGGTACCAACCATATTGACGACCAACTTACCATTGTAACAAAGCTGGATAAGAAATACGACCAGGAAATGCTGTCTCAGCTTCGCGCTTCTGGTGAGGTTGATGTCTGGCCCTTCCGCGCCGAGTGGAAGCCGGACAACAAACTGATGGAAACCATGCCCGCCGACCAACTGGCGAAGATTAACCAGGCTCTGACAATTAAGGCGTCTAAGCCTACTTTCAAGGTGGAAAACAATGATTAACCTTACCGAACTGAAACCCGCGCTTGTAGCGCGTCCTCCACGGATTGCCATTTACGGCCAGCCAAAGATTGGTAAATCCACGTTTGCCTCGCAGGCCCCGAATCCCATCTTCCTTGATTTGGAGAACGGTTCGGAAAACGTCAAGGTCGCCCGCGTTCCGGGTGAGCAACTGCAAACTCTTGAGCAGATTGACGAGGCTTTGATGGCGGTTTACCAACAGCCGCACAACTTTGAAACGCTGGTGCTTGATAGCGCCACCGCATTGGAGCGCATTATTCAAAACTATGTGGCCCGCAAAGAGCACAAAAAAACCGTGGCCGACATTGGTTATGGCAAGGGCTATGCCGAAGCGGCGAACCTGTTCAGCGAGTTTCTGGGCAAGCTGGACATGATTCGCAACGAGCGGAACATGATTGTCATCCTGGTCGGCCATGCCATGCAGCGCCAGTTTGATGATCCGACGACGCAAAGCTACTCGCGCTTCTGCCCGACGCTTAACGAAAAGTGCGCCCAGCTTTTGGAACAATGGACGGATTGCCTGTTTTACGCTGGCCCTCGCGTGTTTACAAAGAGCGAGGACGCTGGCAATAAGAAATTGACCAAGGCCGTGGGGGGTGAGCGTGTGTTGTTCACCAGCGGTTCGCCGTCAATCGTGGCCGGAAACCGTTATGGTATTGATGGCCCGCTTGAACTGTCATGGGATGCCTTTTACGAGGCGTTCGTGACTGCACAAAACAAGGAGTAAGAAACATGTCTGTTGATTTCGGAACCACCTACGAAACCGCCAAGCTGCCTGAATCGCCGGAGTATTCCGTTCTGCCGCCCGGCATGTACGTCGCCATTATTGTTGATTCTGAAAAGAAGCAAACCAAGGCTGGCGACGGCGCTTACATGAGCCTCAAGTTTCAAATTGTGGACGGCGAGCACAAGGGGCGCATTGTTTTCCACAACATGAACCTGTGGAACAAGAGCGAGCAGGCCACGAGCATCGCCCATGCCGAGCTTCGTAAGCTGGCTGAGGCTGTGAACGTTGCTGCTTTTCAGAAGAGCGCGGAGTTTTATAACAAGCCGATGGCGATTAAGCTGGACGTGGACAAGAAGGACGTTGAAAAGCCGCGTAACAAGATCGTCGATTTTAAGGCGATTGGTCAGACGACTAAGGCCGCTGAATCTTCGGCTGCTAAAAAGGTGACTGTTTGGGCTACTAACAAGTAGTCATCTTGACAAGGAAACCGTGTCTTAACGGAACCAGCTTGCGGCAAGGGTGTTCCCAGTTCTTCCCTGTGCTTTGCTGAGCAGGCCGGATAGCCTTACCCGTTAAAGTGAGGCACCAAAGATGGGGCGCACATTTCAACCTGCCCTCATCTTTGGAAAATAAACAGGGAGAATGAACGTGGCTTTTGTTATTATCATCGCTTTGTTGGGTTGGGCCAGCAACATCTATGTGCTGGCTACGGATTCATCGCTTACCATTGGTGAGGCCGTGCTTCACGGTGTTGGCATTATTGCGTTCCCACTGGGGTCGCTCCTCGGAATCATTTCGTGGTTTGCCTAAATGAGCGTCGATCTTTCCGACCTGATTATCACCACCGCCGCTGCGATTGAAAAAGCATCGCAACGTGACGAGGACTTTCGACTACATCTAGGGGCTTCCCAGATTGGTGAGCCATGCCGACGCAAGATATGGTATGGCTTCCGCTGGTTTGCCAAAGAAGTAAAGTCTGGCCGCGTCAATCGCCTGCTGGAAAACGGCAACGTGCAAGAGGCCCGCATGGTCGAGCTTCTTAAAAAGGCGGGGATTGAGGTAGACGGCCAGCAGGTGCGCGTCAGTTTCTTTGGCGGGCACTTTGGGGGTAGCGCCGACGGCGTTGTGCAGAACCTTCCGGAGGCACCGGGGCGATTGCATGTGGTCGAGTTCAAGACCTTCAACCGTGATAACTTTAGGGAGTACGTCAAGAACGGCATTCCTGAAAAGCACAAGGCCCAGATGCAAATCTATATGGGCGGGCTTGGCTTGGAGCGTGCGCTTTACATGCCCATGAACAAGGACGACGACGACATTCGTCCGGTGCGATACGAGTTCAGTCAGACCATGTTTGATGAGCTTATCAAAAAGGCGCATGGCATCGTGTTCGCCAGTTCTCCGCCGCCCCGGATTAATGACCGCCCGGAGTGGTACGAATGCAAGTTCTGCCCCATGGCTGGCGTCTGCCATCGTGGAGAAGCGCCTCTGAAAAACTGCCGGACTTGTGTAAACTCAATACCCAGGGCGGATGGAACGTGGCGCTGCGCCCTTACCGACGAGGTACTTACACCAGAAAAACAAAAACAAGGGTGCGATAAGTATGTTGTTCACGGCTGAAATCATGGTTGATGATGTCTTTAATATCAAAGTAAACGTCGAAGCGGAAGATCACTACAAGGCCCGCGATAAAGCGGTTCTTATGGTTGCAGATGGTTTTCATGGAACACCAAAGTTGGAAGTCTTAAATGTCAAAAAGTTTGTTCCCGTACCAGCGCGAAGCTCTTGACCACCTTTATAGCTGGCTGAACGACAACCGAGGCAATCCGCTTGTCGTGCTGCCCACCGGGGCAGGCAAGAGCGTGGTGATTGCCAACCTTGTCAAGGAAGCATCGGAGATGATGCTTCCCCGTGAGGCGCGTGTCATCATGCTGACGCACGTCAAAGAGCTTGTGCAGCAAAACTATGCCGAGCTGATTGAAACCTGGCCGCAGGTTCCTGTGGGCGTTTACAGCGCAAGTCTGAACAAGCGTCAGGTCAATGCGGTGACGTTTGCCAGTATCCAGTCGGTGTACAAGCGCCCTGAAATCTTCGGGTGGCTGGACATCATCATCGTGGACGAGTGCCATCTGATTCCCCAAGAAGATGCGGGCATGTACCGCAAGTTCATCGAGTTCGCCCGCAAGGGCAACCCGAACGTGGTGGTGATCGGCTTCACGGCCACTCCCTACCGCATGAAAGGCGGGCTTCTGACACAAGGCGACGATGCCCTGTTTACCGATATTGCCTACGAGTTGGAGATGTCGGAGCTTATCCGGCTGGGCCGCTTGTGCCGATTGGTTGGAAAGAAGGCCAAGACGCAAGCTGACCTGTCTGAGGTCGGCGAACGCGGGGGCGAGTACATCGAAAGCCAGATGCAGGAAGCCTTTAACAAGGACGAGCTAACCACCGCTGCCATCAACGAGATGCTTTTCTTTGGCGAAGGGCGCAACCGCTGGCTTATCTTTGCCTCTGGCGTGAAGCACGCCCAGGCCGTTACCGCTGCGATGAACGAGGCAGGCGTTGATACCCGTTGCGTGACGGGCGACATGGACAAGGGCGAGCGCGACGAAACGATTCAATGGTACAAGCAGGCGGGTGGACGCCGGGCGCTGGTTAACTGCGACGTGCTGACCACGGGATTTAACGCGCCAGCCACCGATATGCTGGTTTTCCTGCGCGGAACAAAGTCCGTCGGCCTGTACGTCCAGATGATGGGGCGCGGAATGCGGGTGGCCGAGGGCAAGACGGACTGTCTAGTGCTGGACTTTGCCGGGAACCTTGAACGCCACGGCCCAGTCGATTCCATCAAGACGGCGAACCAAGTAAAGCGCGAGCGCAAGGGTGAAGTCATCGCCGTGCAGCCGACTAAGGTTTGCCCGGTGGACACCTGCTGCGAGGTGGTGCCTATTCAGGTGCGTTTCTGCCCCGGCTGTGGGTACGAGTACCCCGCTCCTGAAAAAGTGGCCCACGACTACGTTGCCAGCCTTGTGGCCCCCATGCTGGAAGGCCTGAAGCCGGAGCGGCATGCCGTCGAGTTGATCAACTACAACGTCCACACCAAGCCTGGCAAGCCGGACAGTATGCGCGTGACGTACACGTTCAACGCGGGCGAGCGTGTGAGCGAATGGGTTTGTCCGCTGCACACGGGGTTTGCCCAGAAGAAGGCCAAGGAATGGCTGGCCGATCGCGAATGGTACCCTCAACAATGGGAGGACATCGAATCGCTGGTTTCGCACGCCCGTAAAACCCTGCTGCGCGAGCCTGCCTTTGTATGGGTACGCAAGCGGCTGGACAACCCCAAGTATTACGAGATTGTCCGTTTCGAGTGGCGGGCAAAGGAAGAGGACTTACTTATCCTCGACCGTGCCGAGCGTGCCGAGGCCTTGCGTCGGCAAGGCGCGCCAGCAACCCCAATTCATGAGAGTGGCGATGATTGCCCCTTTTGAGCGGCAGACTGCGTGGCGAATCCCCAACTGCTCGCACGCGGCGGCAAAGGCGACCTGCTCAGGCGACATCCGGCCATCTTCGGCCTTGACCTCGATGAAGCCTGAGCCGCCTTGCCACGTCACGATGTAGTCCGGAGCACCCTTTACGCGACCCATTGCCGACTTTAACATGCCCCAAACGGGGCGCTTGTCGCCGGAAAACTCGTTGGTGATATGCGCTATCAGGGCATTGCAATCCCCATCACGGAGGGCCTTCACGTAGTCGCTGAAAAACTCAACGCAGATTTTGTCCTCTGGCTTTGCACCCGACAAAACGCGAGGCAATGCGCCGAAAAGAACCTTCCAAGTCTCAATCTTCATTTTTATTGTTGACACAGTTTTAAACAACTTGATACAGTTCTAAACAAGTTAATACACCAAAGGAGTATATCATGGACATGACGATGGTAACAGCGATTAACGAACTGGCCGCTGACATTCACAAGGGCAACCGTGCCCGTGGCTTCTGGGATGGCGAGCGCAACAAGGGCGAGATGATTGCCCTGATTCACTCCGAATTGAGCGAGGCGCTGGAAGGCCTGCGTAAAGACAACACGTCCGATAAGCTGCCGCTTCACACGGCGGAAGAGGAAGAGATGGCCGATGCCGTCATCCGCATCTTGGATTACGCCGCTGGCTTTGGCCTGAACATCGGCCAAGCGATTGCGTCGAAGCTGGAATACAACGCTAACCGCCCTTACAAGCATGGGAAGAAGTTCTAATGCATACGCTTGAAGTTGTGACCATTGGTTTGA